GAATCATAAAGGAAAACAACAATTAACCCTGGAGGTATAATGGCACGAACCAAAGTAATTGTGTCGTCCACGCTGAAAAGCTATGACGACGTAAACGAAAGCCTGCGCGAAATCGCCGAGCGCAAAAGCGCTGTGGAAGCCGCGACGGGTAAATATAATGAGGACGAAGCCGCCCGCCGCAAGGTGCTGGACGAGTTCTGCAACCCGCACCGCGACCGCATTGAACTTCTGGAAGAAGAAATGAAACTGTTCTGCGAATCGCACCGCGAAGACTTCACCAAAAAGAAGAGCATGGAACTGCCCAACGGCACGGTCGGCTTCCGTACCGGCACGCCCAAAGCCAAAACACTGCGCGGATGGACCTGGCAGGCTGTGCTGGATACGATCAAACGCAGCACCTTCGCCGAAAGATGGCTGCGCACCAAGGAAGAGGTGGACAAGGAGCAGATTATCCGCGACTACACCACCAAGGAAGTGGATGACGACGCCCTGAAACAGGTCGGCTGCGAGATTGTCCAGGACGAAACTTTCGGATACGAAGTTAAGGTCGCCTCGGATCAGAAGGCGGCGTAACCCCATCCCCGGCCCTTCCCCTGCCAGCAGGGGAAGGGTTGGGTTAGGATATATAATTATGAAAATCAAAATCAAAATCAAATACAAGGTGAAACGCAAATGAGTCAGGAAGACATGATTCTGCAGCATCTGCGATCCGGGAGAACCATCACCCCGCTGGAAGCCCTGCGCCTGTATAACTGCCTGCGTCTCGGTGCGAGGATCTACGACCTGCGGCGCAAAGGCTATCCGATCCACGAGGAGCTGGTGGACGGCAACGGCAAACACTATGCTCAATACAGCATGGGCGGAGGCAAGGCATGAAGCGCGAAGACATCTGGATACCAACCTATAGCGGGAGGCGCTTCCACCTCTGCGATCCGCAGCCGGAAGAAATCTGCATCGAGGATATCGCCCATCATCTCGGCAATATCTGCCGCTGGACCGGCGCCGTGCGCGAACACTGGTCCGTGGCTCAGCATTGCGTTTTGGTCGCGCGTTATCTCAAGCATTCCGGATACAGCGCCAATGTGTGCCTGGCCGGTCTGCTGCACGACGCTCCGGAGGCTTACGTCAACGATAGCTCCCGCGCCATGAAGCGACTGATCCCGGAGCTGGAGCGCATTGAGGAAAACATCCGCCTGGCCGTCTTCGCCCATTTCCATATCGAACTGGACGATCCGGACTGGCAGGCTGTGATGGATGTGGACAACTTCTTGCAGACCTCGGAAAAGATCGCCCTGCTGGAGCGCCATACCGTATGGCCGGAAGACCGCTGCGTGCCCATGACCTTTCGCATTGTCCCCTGGAAGCCGGAACAGGCTTCGCGGGAATATCTCGAACTTTTCACCATCCTGAACAGGAAGCAAAACGATGAAATGTCCCAAGTGTCATAACAAGGGTTTTATGCCCTCACGGGAAGTGCCCCGGCCGCTGGAAAACCTGGGCAACAAGATATCTTACTCCACCATGAACACGCGGCGCTATGTCTGCATGCAGTGCGGCTACAGGTTCATGACCAAGGAAACCTTTTACCGCTCCTACCAGGCGAAAACCGCTCCGGAGACGCCGAATGAACCGCGCTAAATACGAGGCCGTGATTAGGGAATTGCAGAACAGCCTTTCTTTTCAGGAATACAGCGACGTGATTATGGCAAAAATCCTGGACTGGATCGCCCGCAACAACCTGCAGAAAGACATCACGAAGCGCGAACTGCAGAAGGCGCTGGAACCGTTCTGGAAACCGCAATGGCGCTCGTTCACCGCCAAAACAACCGGCGCCATGGAAGATATTATCACGGCGCTCAATATCTATTACCGCGATATGGGCCCGGAGGTGAACCGCCAGGCGGCGAAAATCCAGAGCATGGAAAAAGCCGCCAACGCCAGGTTCGGGCGCTACAGCGAGGTGGCGCAAAAGCAGATCGTGAAGGTGGTGCGCGAGGCGGCCCTAAAGGATTATGACATCCACCAGATCCGGCGCGAGCTGCACGGCCTGGATGAGAAACTGAATTTTTACGCCGATACCCTGGCTAAAACCACCGTAAAGGCGCTTAGCCGGGGCAGCAAAAATGAAAAAGCCCGCCTGGGCGAGGTGTTCTGGTTCGAGTATGTGGGCATTAAGCGGGACACCACGCGGCCCTTCTGCCTGGCCATGATCGGGCAGACGCGGCATGTGGATATTATCCGGCAGATGCGCAACGGGCAGATTGAGACCGTGCTGCAGTTCTGCGGCGGGTATAACTGCCACCACGACTGGGAACCGGACCCGTTTTACAAGCCCACCGGTAAGGAACGGATTGTGTGGGAAGAGGTGACCGTGGGCCGGGGCAGGACCATGAAGTACACGCTGAATCTGTAACCCCATCCCTGCCCTTCCCCTGCTGGCAGGTGAAGGGTTGGGTTAGGGTCTTGACAACGGCAAAAGGGCTGCTTATATTGACGGCGTTAAAAATTACTAAGCGGCCCCCGCACCGGTTGCGGATTTTTTATTTACGGGCAAATTAAAAAAAGGCCGACTCTCCCGTGGCCGCGAGGCGCGGGGCGCTACTTAGTAAGCGTTAACAAGAGTCGGCTATTTTTGTTATAATTACTAAGGAGGTTCCAATGAACCAGAGTATCGTATCGTTCCACGAGCGGCAGCTTAACCTGCTGGAGATCGACGGCCGCAAGGCCTTCACCGCCGAAACCATCGGCAACGCCCTGGGATATCCCAACAATCCACGAAAGAGAATTGCGGAAATATTCCGTAGAAATGTGGATGAATTTGAGGAAGAAATTGATTTCAGGAGGACGCAAATTGCGTCCACCTCAGGTTCCGGAGGCAGGCAGGAAACCCTGGTATTTTTCCAGACCGGGGTTAATCTCATCGGCATGTTTTCCAAGCAGCCTTTGGCCAAAGAATTCCGCAAATGGGCTAAAAAGGTATTGGCAGCGGTGGCCGCTGCAGCGGAAAAACAGCCCTTAACCCTGGAACATAAATATATTGCCCTGCTGGAAAAGCACGCCGGCCTGCTGGAAAGTTTCTGGGATCTCAAGCGGGAAGTTATGGCAGAAAAGGAAAAGGCGGCTTAGGCCGCCTTTTTTATTTGGGGAAAACGAGGATGGGCAGGTGTAAGGCATGCACGCAGAACTGCCCGTCGTTGCTCAACGTGCCGAAGCTTACCTCGTCGCGCTGGATCACATAGCTGCCGCTGGAACCGTCATGCGGGCGGAAGGTGAAGTTCGTGCGCAGATAATCGCACACGCTGCTGGCCAGAGTCAGGTTGGCGGCTTTGTTGGCCGTGCGGTCCAGCACGGTGTTGCGGGTAATAATAATAATAGCCACCTGGTGGCGCACTTCCCCGGCCATGGGATTGCCGTCCGGATACAGCACAAACAGGGCGGGCTGTGCGGCCGTAAGCTTATGGGCGTCGTTGAGCTCGCCGCCGTATTCGCGGATAGTGCGCACGGTGGGCGCGGTAAACTGCGCTTCGAGATGCGCGATAAGAGACAGGACACATTTTTCCATTATTCCTCCGTCGACGTCAGATCATCGTAAGGATCGGTGAACCAGACATCGAAGCGCTTGGTTTTGGCTTCCATGGTTATATCGCCGCTCTGGCCGGTCAGTTTCAGCTTCTCGATGGTATCCTCATAATCGCGGATAATCTGCGGCTTGCGCTCGAAATCCGTGGCGGCGTGCTTGTACAGAAAACAATTGCGCCGCACGATATTCAGGAAGTGCCGTTTCTGAGAAGTGCTAAGGGTGTTATCGGCGATGGTCACGTAATCGGAGAGCTCTTCCACGGCACGGTTGATGGCCTGCGTAAGGAAATCATCCGCCGTGAGTTCGCTGCCTTCGATGGTGCAATAGGTTTCCCAGTCCGGGAAGTTCTCTTTAATAAAATCTGCTGCTGTTGCCATGATAAAACCTCGTTATTTTTACCCCATCCCAAACCCTTCCCCTACGAGTAGGGGAAGGGCAGGGTTAGGGTGTTAGTTTCTTTTAATTTTCGTTAGAGCGTAACCGGATCAGTGTCCGGGGTAATGCTGATGCTGCCTGACGCGGCGATATCCACGCTGCTGCCATCTGCCGTAATATCCTGATCTTGGGCATCCGGCGTTTCCGGAAGCGTGCTGTCCGGATCAACATCCACATCGGAAGCGTATATAACGCGGGTCGATCCCGCGCCGATCATGCCTTTCGTTACGAGTGAAATCATACTTCCACCATCCGGTAATCCGTGCAGTTGCCGTCGCCGTCATACGTGGCTGTCATGGCATAGCTGACGATAGCGTTGGTGCCGTTGGCCAGATCCGACGACGTGGGGTAGATAGTCACCGTGGCCGAAGTGAGGTGATTATCGTCATCATAGACCTGATCCGTGAGATGGAAATTGTGCTGCACCAGTCCCAGGATCAGGGTGGCCATCAATGAGATCCCGTCCACTTTGCCGTCGATCGAAGAAATTCCGGCATTGTTTGGGGCGGTGTATCCGGCCGTGGCCAGGCGCGAAGAGATATCCGCGTCCAGGTGATCCAGGCGGGCGTCGGAATCCAGCACGGGATTGGTTGGTATGGCAGCGATTCCGGCGTTATCCGGGGAAGTATATCCGGCCGTTGCCAGGCGCGAGGATACGTCGGCGTCCAGGTGATCCAGGCGGGCGTCGGAATCCAGCACCGGGTTGGTTGGAATGGCGGCCACAGCGGCGGCGGTGGCCAAAGCTGACACATCGGCCTTGAACTGATCCGGATTATTAAGATCGGCCTGGGCTGTATCGAGCTGATCGCTGAGGGTCTTGAGCGTGTCGCTGTCCGCGCCGCGAAGATCACTTTCCATGGTCGTCAGCTTCTGATCCACGTTGTCCGGATACCCGCCCAGAACCAGCTTGCCGTATTGCGATTCCGTCCCGTCGCTCATGATCCATATATATTCCGTCAAGGCTACCGGCTGCGTGGTGATGTTGGATGTATTCCAGCGAAAAACGCCGGTGGAAGCGATTTCCGTGCAGGATGCGGACGTGAGAGTAACGCTGCTGCCGTCGCTCATTTTGTACAGGCTGATGGTCACCGTGGCGCCGGTGGAAAATTTCCCGGCAATGTATGTCCCTTCGGAAAGCTGATACCTCATATTATGAAAACTCCTGTCCTGGAAAAACTCTCCCCCGCCCCTCCCTGCAAGCAGGGAGGGGATAAAGGGGTGGGTCTGGATGTATGTTGCACTACAAAACCTCCTGATCCACCTGCACGCTGGCGCGCTGCAGAGTAATTTGCATATTGAATTTGTCGGTGATGGTCATGGTGGATCGGTATGTTTCCCATCCTGCTGCCCGGATTTCCAGAGTGAAGGGATTATAATTAACCTGATCCGTGTAAGCCGCGCCGTATCCGTTGCCGGAACCGGCCTTATGGGCCAGGGTGGTGCGGATCACAAACTGCTCGGTGATGACGCCGCTGGCGCTGGTCGTGGTATTGATAACGGTTGCGCCGTTGGTGTTGGTCATTTTCACCGTTGCCCCGGATATGGGATTATTATAGGCATCCAGGACTTTGATGTTGACAGAAAATTTGAGTTCAACGGGGTTCATTCCATTCGCACTATACCATTGCACCACTGGAATATTATCTGTGCGAAGGGGGAAAAGACCATCTATTATAATATGCTTATATGCTTGCCACCCTGCACCGATTTCCTGATGTGCCAGATCATAATTTCCGGTTGTGCGAATCAGCAAATTACGGAAAATAGAATTGCGCGTGCTGTAATACAGATACAGATACCCATCGAAAATCCGGATATCCATTACATTATTTACCGCATCATTGACCATATCATAGACCGATCCGGAAACAAACGTCGTATTGGTGTAATTGCTTGCATAGGATATATAGGCATACTGTGATCCGATGATGCTTTCCGAAATCACGGCCGCGCTTCCGGGGTTGAATTGCTGTCCGCCGTAGCCTTGTCCGGTGAGCGCGACTTTTCCCTCTCCTATCCAGCAGTTTTTCAGACTGGCCATGCCGATATTGAATCGCGTCCAACCGCCCTGCTGGCACGGCACGCCAATAGAAGACAGAGAGCTGTATTGCCTGGTCGAAGTAATTTGTAATAAAGCGCTGTTGAAAAAACCTCCGTAAATCCATAAAACTTTGCCGGTAATTGTAAAGGTGCCTCCGGTAGCCGCGCTGGAGTTCCAGCAATGCACCATGGCAAAATTACGGTCGCCGTCCCAGTAATAATTGGTCGCGCCTGCCGCTGCCAGAGCCGCAGCCACGGCTGCAGGCGTAACATCGCCGGATGATCCGGTAATGGCCACCTCGCCGCAGCCGGAAGTATTGTTGAAGCCAAAAGGCATGGTAAGGCAGTTTTCAACGAACGGATAGCTTGCATATACATTCCAGGATGTCATATCATAGGTTGCACCGGTGGTGCCGTTGTAACCGCCAGCCACTCTGTAATACTGCCAGGAACCGGTTCCGGACTTAATGAAAATATGCGTATAGGCATGGCGCGCGTCGGTATTGGTCCAGGTGAGCCGGATGCCTCCCGGAGAGGCCAGCGTAATATTGGATTGTGCGCTGGGGCTATGACAATGGGCGGACGACAGCCATGAGCCTGTCTTGTTGGTGCTTATAATTTTGATATAATACGTCGCTGCCGGCAGCGTCCCGGCAATGGCCGAAAGGCTGAGTCCGGTCTGGACCGTAAGCGGCGCATTGTATGTTATGGTTAAAGCCATATTTTTTACCCCATCCCATTCCCTTCCCCTACAAGTAGGGGAAGGGTTAGGGTTAGGGTTTTAATCCTCGCTCAATTTATTAATCGTTATCTGCAACTGATCTTCCACGAGCCCGCCGATTAGTTTGGTCTCTTCGGCGCTAAGTCCGAAAAACGGAAATTTGATTTTGTTTTTACCGGCGCCGGCCGTGTTCAGGTAATAGGCGATTTTGCGGCGCTGGGCATCGTAGATATCCACTTCCGCGCCGGACAGGTCGTTGAAAACAATATGATCGATGTGCTGCAGCATGCCGTTATAATCGTTGAATTCAAGGTTAATACGGTCCACCGGCAGACCGGCCTCGCGGCGCTTTTTCTCGTGTCCATCGCTGTAACCCTGTCCGCCTTTGAATGGCAGGCCGCCGATCTGCCTGCCTTCGCGGGTGCGCTTTTTGATAATCCGGATGGCGGCCAGAGACATATTATTGAGCATGGCCTGGTTATGCAGTCCGGAAGAAAGGGAGCTGAGAATGTTGGTAATTTTATCGAGCATCATTATTTTTTACTCTATCCCCAACCCCTTCCCCTGTGAACAGGGGAAGGGGCAAGAGGAAGGGGTTATAAGAACCATCCGTTGTCCCGGAACCCGCCGCCGAAAAACTTTTCCCTGAGCTGCTGAAACGCGCCGGTGGTAATATACCGCCAGATCATGATATAGGCCGTTGCCGCCGCGTCCAGGCCGTCCACGCGCTGAGACTTGCGGCCATCCGGGCGGAAGGCAATGAACTGATTGCGGTATATCTCGAAATCCCTGGTGCGTTCCACGTCCAGGGAATAAACTATTTGCCCGGTCTGATGCGGAAACACCAGGTTCAGGATGCGGCTGTCCTTGTCGGCGGCGCGCAGATCGGTTTCCAGGCTTTTCGCCGTATGCAGATGGATGGGCAGCACGCGCTGCCGGCTTTTCTGCCACTTGCTGTAATAGGGATCGGCGAACTGCCACTGATTGAAATCATTCTCGAAGAGCAGGATCTTCCAGTGCGGAAAGCGTCCGCGCAAGGCCTCCACGTAGTCGAAGATTTCCACGTAACCGTCGCGGCGCAGATAGATGTCTTCGATGATCACCTGGTTGCGCTCTTTGGTCATGCTCATGGTGACGATGGCTTTGTGGCAGGAGGATGGCGATTCGCCGCGCGCCGGATCGATGGCCGATACCGTGACCAGGATATTGTCCCGGTTCACGCCGATGAATCTCAGCCAGTCCGGATTCATGGTATTGCCGAGCATCACGGGCTTGTCCTGGTATTCGCCCATCCATACATCATAGGGCATTTCAGCCTGTTTTAATTTCCAGTATTCATCGGAAAACCGTTCCGGCCAGGTGCTTTTGCCGTTATCGTCCAGGGCGGGCAAAGAGAAATGCAGCTCCGGGAACAGCTTTTTGAGGCGCATCACCGGGCAGTCTTCATTAATGGAATTGCCCAGGGTAATGCATAGGCCGTCGTCTTCCATCTGGCCATAGACTTCGGAGGTGATAAAGTTTGTCACCTTGTCGTTGTCGCGCTGGCTATCCACGCTATTGCGATTATAGAGATCGTCGTTGACGGAAATGGCGAAGCGCTTGAAGTCGTCGTCGATGAAATTACGCAGGCCGGTTTCCACGGAGCTGGCCACCAGATGACAATTATTGATGATGTAATAGCCCTTCATTTCCTGCGCGACCTCAATATCAAAATCGTACATGATGAGCGGGTTGCGGGTGATAAGCCGGTAGATGTGAAAGGTGCGTTCCCGGGCGATATCCAGGGTGCGCAGACAGACGTTGTAGATGCCGCCCTTGCGGTAGCAGATCGGCCGGACAATCTTGTCCACGAAAGTGAAAGCGGTTTTTCCGCTCTTGCGGAACCCGGAAACCGTGAACTTGCCCTTGCCGAGACCGGCGATATGCTTATGCACGGCGTTCCAGGGCGAATCAAATATCTTGCCGTAATAGACTTTGGCGAATTCCAGCCCGCCCTTGTCCGCTTCGGCGCGGCGCAGGCGTTTTTTTTCGGGCGTTAACTCGGTCTCTTTGACCTCCTGGAAGACCAGATCGAGGAGCTGCTCGAAATTGGCGTCTAATTTGGCGAGATTTTGATTGCTTGGTGAAATCATAGCTCTGTACCCTTTATCGTCCTGAACGCGAGATGAACGGCATTGCGCTCAAATAAACCATAAAAAATGGCATTATTCCGGATTACGCCGGGAAAAAATATCATTTCAGCATTCCCCGGACATAATTCATATCCAGATTAGGGCAGGATTTCGCGGCGTCAAATTCGTAATGCCCGAACACATCATGCGCCTTCAGACCGAAACGCGCCATAAAATGCCGCACCATGGTCACCAGCACCTGTATCTGCTTTCCGGAGAAGGTAGTCACGCCCACCAGGCACAGCGCGATGCTGTTCTCATTATTTCCCTGAGTGTGAGCGCCGGGCAATTCCAAATCGCGGCCGTTTTCCAGCATGCCGTCCGCATCCGGAATGGGGCGGCGGTCCTTGTAATTCTGGCAGGATGGATATCCGTTGAGGATCAGGAAGTGATAGCCGATATCATCGAAGCCGCGTTCCAGGTGCCATTGACGGATGGAAGCGGCATTTCCCCAGTGCGAGTCCGAGCAGTGAATGATAATTTTGTTGATGGTGCGCATGTATTTCCTTTACCCTCCCCGGCCCTCCCTGTGAACAGGGAGGGTGGCCGGAGGCCGGGTGGGTTACGATAGCAGTTCCCCGCGCAGGTGATTTTTGAAATCCTGCAGGGCGGTTTTTATTTCCGGGGTGAGCAATCCCGGATAATTGACGGCCAGAAAATTGATCAGCTGGGTGAGCATGTGATACATGGTCGGGAGCTGATACTTAGGTTCGCTGATGCGGTTCATGGCGGCCTGCAGTTTGGCGAGCGCGTCGGCGGTCTTTTCATTAAAATCCGGGCTGGCCAGCAGTTCATAGATACGTCCCAGAATTTTAGCGGCCATGTTTTGCGGCGAAACGATCTCGTATTCCTTATCGCGCTGATCTACCTTAAGGTCATGCCAGGTTTTGCCGTCCTGGTCTTTTTCATTAGCCCACAGCGTAAGGGTCTGCGGGCTCGGCTTGCCGTTGAAAAGTTTGGCGATCTGGCGCGGGGTTTTGCCGTCCATGATGAAATAGCGCTTGCATTCGTTGTAGGTCTTATTATCGTATGATCTGGCCATAGTATCTCCGAACCCACCTGGGGTGGGTATTAATCCAATAATTCGATGTCCTGCTTCTGTAGAGGTTTCTGTTCCGGATAGATTTGTAATCCGAGTTTCTGATACTCGGCCGGGTTCAGGATCACGCCGTGACTATATGCCGTATCCAGCACATCGATCCATTCCGTCACATTAACCGGATCGCTTTTGTCGGTCTGGAAAAAAGGCTCTTTCCCATCGTTCCAGTTCCGGATGCAGATGGTATGCACCAGCTTCTGCATCTGCGAATCGATGTAGTACATATCATCCTTGGCAATCTCGCCCTTAACCTCAAAACTGGTCAGGTTTTCGCCCACCTGCAGGCCCTTGCTTTGTTCCACGGCATTGGCGTGGCCCAGGATGGTGATGGCAATGCCTTTATCCGCCGCCTCCACAAACTTCTGGTGGTCGCCGGTGGTGCGGTTGGATTCGCGGATATCGATATCGGTATTATCCGGGAGCGTGCCGCGCGAAGAGCGGGCAATGGCATCCACAGCGGTTTGCAGGTCGGTTTTGATGTCCGCCCCGGCTCCCGGGGGATACTTTCCCAGGATAATACCCTGGCCGAAGGTTTCCACGAATCCGGCCCAGGCTTCCCATCCGAATTCCTTCAGGATGTAATCGCGCAGGACCGGCAGCATAACCGGCGTTTCATCTGATTCGCAGACCAGGGTTTCAGGCGGGATCTGGCGCAGATCATTTCCGAAATCGATCATCAGCAGGCCGTCTTTGTAGCGGAAATATTTCTGCTCGAAGGCCTTGAAGCCGGTAATCATCTGCAGGCCTTCCTGTACCTCCCAGTCGAAATCGATCACCTTGAATTTCATCAACAGGGCTTCCTGGATAGCCTTGAAAAGATTGCGATAGTTGAGGCGGCGGATCATATTCTGAATGATCTGGGCGCGTTCAATATCGGAAGCGGCATCGCTGAAGGGTAAAATATTGAACTCGCGCATAAATCCGGCGCGGCGGCCCATCAAACATCCGGCAATGTACGAATCCAGAGCGGCGCGTTTCATCATGGCGATCAGGTTTCCATACACGCCCTGCTCGTATTCGTTATAAACGGTTTTGTAGGCGCTGGGCGTAAAGGACACGCGCGGCGACCCTATTTTGGCATTGACAACTATCATGTGACCTCGTGAATCGTTATTTGTGATTCGTTCAGCGGGAAATTAAGTCGGCCTGCGTAATAAAAACCAATCATAGCAATACGCCTGGAAGATGCGTACAATCAAGGCTTGCAGGGTTTTTTATGTTGTGTATAGATTCGGGCTGTCATCAGAAAAAACCAATATACGGAAGAGGACCGGATGCGTTTCTGGAAACGTAAAAATGATCATGTGGAATTCGACGGGTTGTATTTTAACCAGGTAGAGGCAGGAAAACCCGGCGAAGATGGATATATCCGTATCGTCCCTGTCGGAACCTTTCCGGTTCATCCCAATGGCGCCCACGAAATATTGCCGCGCCATATTGAAGAAATGGCAGCCAACTTTAACGCCACCAAAAAGGATTTGCTGTTCGATTACGAGCATGATTCTTTGTGGGGACGCTCCATCGCAGCCGGATGGTCCAATGCAGCGGAAGCGCGCGAAGACGGATTGTATGTGAAATATCCGGACTTTACGCCGAAGGCGCAGGAAATGATCCGCAACCGCGAATTCCGCTATTTCTCACCGGTGTACCGCCTCAACTCCCTCAGCAAGCAGGGCAAGGAAATCGGCGCGCAGATCCACAGCGTGGCGCTGACCAACATTCCGTATATGGATAATGAAATCGATCATATCAAAAACAACAATGTAGGAGATGATATCATGTTGGAAAAAATATTAGCGCTGCTGGGTCTCGCGTCCAATGCCACCGAGCAGGAGGTCGCAGAAAAGATCAACAGTCTTAAGGCGACTCCGCCCGCGCCCGAACCGCCGAAGGCCCCTGAACCACCGGCCGCGCCGGAAGAAAAAGTGAACGCCGAGGTGCTGGCCCGCCTGAAAGCTTTGGAAGACAAAGACAAGGCCAGCCAGGAAACCGCCGCCGAGCAGCTGATCAATTCCGCCATCGCCGACGGCAAAATACTGCCGGCAGATAAGGATGTATTCCTGACCAGCGCCAAAGCCAACTTTGCGGCCACCAAAGAGATGCTGGATAAGCGCGCCAAAAACAGCGCCATGCCGGGGACAATAAAAGTTCCGGAGAAAGATCCAAACGCCAAACCCGACGTGATTAAAAACGCGGTCGATTTCATAAAAGCCCAGGGCCGCGCGGTGGCCGCAAAAGCCCAATAGCAAAACTAAAGAAATTAATTTTGGAGGACTATTAGAAAATGTTGTTATCCCAGATATCTCCCAACGATCCTGTTTCCGCTCTGGCTCTTGCCGGGATGCTTGGAGACGGATTGCTGCGCCCGGCGTCATGCCCCATCCTTTTCGACGCGCAGTTCTATACCAAGTCAGGCGCCGCAGACAGTGTGAAAAACGCCCGCGAGGCCGCGGACAAAACGCTGATCACCCGCGCTCTGAATGCCAATAATACGGCCACACCACCCACGCCCACCTATTCCCCGGTTACAAAGCGCATCGTCAGCTTCGACGCCAGCTCGGATGTTCTGCTGGAAGACCGCAACGAAGACCCCGAGGCCGAGCTTGCGCTGCAAAGCCGGCTGGAAGCCTACAAGGCGGGTTTCGTTTTGCAGGAAATGTTTTTTGAGGGCGATAACGGCGTCACACCCACGGACTTCGACGGTATGCGCAATATCGTGGATGCCAGTTATGTGTATGAAGACGGCTTGCTGGTTCCGGTCGGCGGAGACGCCCAGCTGGAAGCCATGCAGCTCGCGCTGGAAAAATTCCGTCAGACCGCCGCCATTATACAGGGCGGCGCCTCTCATGTCTATATGAATGAGTGGCTGAAAATCCGCTGGATCTCGCTGGCCAAGCGTCTCGGGTATTATGACCGCATTCAGGCCTTCGATCAGAATATCGATACCATCGGCGGTATAATTGTGCGCGGCGCCGGTTACAATGTGGATGGCGAGCCCTTGCTGCCGTTCGATGAAACTGTTGACGGCACAGCGAACTGCTCTTCCATGTTCTTCTGCCGCTGGGGCGAAAGAGTGGATCTTACCGTGCTTACCAGCGTGGGCATGAAGGGCCGTTATGCGGGACAGATCGGCAACCAGATATTGAACAATTTCAATATGGACGCCTGCCTGCATCTGCAAAATACGACCGCCCTGGTGCAAAGCGCCGGCTGGAGATTATAAAAAACCCCCAAAAAAGATATCCTCCGGTAATTTCCGGAGATTGCCGGAGGATTTGTTTCAGGAACAACCATGAAAAAAACAATTAATATACTTATCATCCTGATACTGCTTTCCATGGCTCAGTTATGGGCCGGGGATGGCAGCTGGACAAGCGGCGAAAACGGCACGAGTTACAACCTCGACCAGGGGAAATTAATTCGTTTTACCTGCTCGGTTGACTCAATTGATACCCTGATCAGCCAGTCTTTTTCCATCACGAAACAGGACGGCGACAGCTGGGCGACATATCCCGTTCCTGCCGGAAAATATTTCAGCAGCGCAACCGGCAAGCCGCATCTTACTATATATATATATGGCAGCCCGGACAACAGCAATTTCACCGTTGTTGATACCGTCTGCACCAATGACAGCCTGGAAACGGTGCGCCGCACAACCCTGAATCTTAATTACCGGTTTCCTTATTACCGGCTATATGTATATGGCGTGACCAAAAACGCCCCGGACACAATCATGCGTTTTCGCATGTATCTGTATCGAAGAAACGATTGAAAATTAAATTAATGAAGGAGTAATTCCATGTTAAAGAAAATCTCGATGATCCTGTTAGTATTGGCAATTGTGCTTATGGCATTCCCCGATCCGGCCAATGCCACCGGCGCCTGGTCAACCGGAAAAAACGCCACCTGGACGAACTTCGACCAGGGCAAGCGCCTTAATTTCCAGTATCAGTACAGCACCGGCGACAGCACCAGCAATGATACAAGCGCCACCTTCAGCCTTGCCCGGTTCGACGGCGACAGCTATTCAACCTATCCCGTACCTTATGGTTATATGTTCACTTCAACGTTGGGCAGCCCCAAAATAAGTGTTTTCATTGACTATTCTTATGATAACACCAACTGGGCCGTGGCCGATACATTATGTTCCAGCATTACAAGCGAAGCATTAGCCAAGGGAACCAAAGATTATAACAATATCAAGGCGCCTTATTTCCGGCTGCGCATCGACGGCATCGCCCTGAACCGCCATGATACACTGGTAAAAATCTGGTTCTATTTCTACCGGCCGCAGGATTAAGAAAGATAAAAGATAAAAGATAAAAGAAAGAGCGGCAAAAAGATATGAAGGTATATTCCCCCAACAAGCTGTTCAGCGGCTACCGGTACGGCGTTAAGTTTGAGAAGGGTGTTGGCGAAGCCACCGAGCGGCAGGCCCGCGTGCTGGTGGCCACCTGGAAATACCGCTGTCCGGAGCTGGAAAGCGCTGTGCAGGAAACCCTGGCCGAACAGGAAGCCGAATCTGTTTTGGGCGCCGTTGATGAAACGGCCGCGGGACCGGAAGAAGGCATTCAGGTTTCGGATCAGGCCGAAGTGGACGGCGAAACCGTGGAGCTGCCTCCGGTTAAGGCCAGGCCCAAGAAGAAAAAATAACATCCCTTGCTTCCCTGGACGGGTAAGGAACCGGGTCGAGCTGCTTGTCGCGGCGCCGGTTCCTTTTTCCAAGGGTGCATCCGGAGAACAATTATGAAAATTATCGGTTGGCGGAAATGGTCTTTACAGGTACTGGGCCTGGTGTCCTTTACCTGGATTTTGTTGCGGGTTGCGAATCTCGATCCGCTGGCATTAGGAATCGGAATTTGTATGGTTCTGGCGCCTGGGATGGCGGCCAATGCTTACGTTCACGCTAAGGGAAAACAGCCGGAGAATTAATGGCGGAGCCCAATCCCGTTGAAAAACGTCTTAAAAAAATTGAGAAAACCTTGCGCGATCACAGCGCGGCTATTGACGACCTAAAACGGCAGGATGACCGTTTGGAGCGTATGCTTATGAGCCAGGTTGAACTGCTCTGCAGTATCAGCCAGGGCATCGACAAAAAGGTGGATGATATCCACAGAATGATTTCGGCATTACCCTGCAGGGAAAAAGATGACGACCAGGAAGACACAGATAACGGCGCCGGATGCGGCGGAAATTGCCAGACAGCTAAGCTCGCTATGGACCCGGGTTGATGAAGCCCAGAAACGCAGCATAGAAGCCAGGGCGCTTTCCGAATACCTCAACAAAAATGTGATCGAAGCCGTAATCAAGGCGCAGCAGGCGGAAAAAACAGCCCGGGATGTCAACGAAAAAGTCGCCAGATTGGAAGAAAAACTTGAAAGCAGGTTCAACAGGATAGATGATAAGATGACCCGCCTGATTTACTGGGCGGTCGGTCTTTTGATCACGAGCCTGGGAATTTTTGTTTCGGTTGTGATTGGCGTAATGAAAGCTATTAGATAGGAGAAATTGATGGACTTCTTACACATTGACCATATTAAGGTAGTGGCGGCAGGCGGAGACCTGGACGCTGCTTCCCAGCTTACGTGCCAGGGCGATCAGGTTGCCGCAACCCTGACGCAGGAGCTGATCGACCACATCATCACATCCAGCCCGCTGCCGCAGAACCGTTACCGGATCGGCGTGACTCCGGTGATTAAGGGCGTTTTTGCCGCTGCGGATCTGGACATGCTGGTGAACCTGATCGGCGGATCACATGCCCTTAATGTTTTCACCTACACCCAGGGCGTGACCACGGTGTCCAAATTTGATATCCGGCTGGGTGTGTACCGCGCATCAGACGGTGCTATCGTGAACTGGGATTTCACCGACATGCAGTTTATCCAGGCGGCTGAACTGGCGTTCAAAACTAAAAGCATGGCTTATCTGCCCTTCGAAGCGAGCGGCACGGCCAGCACGGAAATATCGATCGATAACTCATAACCCCATCCCCAGGCCTCTTCCCCTGCGCGTAGGAGAAGGGGTTCGGGGTTAGGGTAGGGAGGCAAAGTGTTTAAACCTGGCAAAGTAACACCGAAAGCGCTGAAAATTGTTAAGAAATTTAAGCTGGATGCCACAGACCCGTCGATCTATCGCAAGGCTCTGCTGGATGTGGCGGCAGATGAGGAAGCGCTCAAAGAGGTTTGCTCCGCGATCTTCAGCATTCCGGAGGACGATGTGGATGAAGAAATGGACCTCTCCGGATTTCATGAAGGGCTCAGCCTTTTTTTTCAGGGGTTGCTGAAGCCTTCGAACGGCTGAGGCGAATTCATGATGAGCTGATGGTCGTGGAAAGTCCGGCCGGCAAGGATGACGCCTATGTGTATGACCGCATGATCCGGGCGCTGGTGCTGTCCGGGTTCGGAGATTATGAGACCGCCGCGTCTGCCGCTCTGGAAGACGCCGCGGTTTTTTTATTTCTGGGCAATACGGTGGATGAAAAAGTAAACAAGTGGTTGAATAAGTAATGGCTGATATCAAGATTCGCATTATCCTGGAAGGCAGTCAGTTCCGGGACGAAACAAAAAAAGTCGAGACGGCAGCTAAGCGCCTGGAAAGCCTCATCGACTTTTCTTTCCGCGGCATCAAGGAAAAAGCCACCGCCGTATCCTTTGCTTTCAATCAGATCCAGCAGTCTGTGGCCACGGCCGCGCGCATCATCGAAGCGCCGTTAACGGTGATCACCCGCTTCGAGACCGGCATGGCCAATATCGCATCGCTCGGCGTGCCCAACATCGAAGCCCTGCAAAATGCCGTTCTGGAAACAAGCCGTGTGGTGCCCGCCGCCCTGGACGATCTGGCCAACGGCATGTATCAGGTGGTTTCCGCAGGAGTGGACGCCGCCAATCAGGTTTCGGTGCTGGAGCTATCCGCCAAGGCAGCCCGCGCCGGGCTCGCCCAAACCACCGACGCCCTCAATATCTCTTCCAATTTTATCAAGGCCTATAACCGCGAATGGTCCGAAACCGAGGCCGTGCTGGATAAGGTTTTTCAGACCGTTAACCTGGGACAGACCACTTTCCCGGAATTAGCCGCCTCTGTTGGTGTGGTTACGCCCCTGGCCGCCACGCTGAAGATCCGCATGGATGAATTGCTCGGCGCTTATGCCACGCTGACCGGCGTAACCGGCAACACCAGCGAAGTATCCACGCAGCTGCGGGCGATTATGGCCGGGCTGGCTGAACCCACCGAAGCCATGAGCAAGCTGATCCGCGAGCAGACCGGTCTTTCCGTGGAACAGGCCGCGGCGCAACTCGGGCTGGCCGGCGTGCTGAAACTCGTAGATGCGGCGACAGGCGGCAGCGCGGCGCAGATGACCGAATACTTTGGCAGCATTGAAGCCGTGAACGCGGCCCTGGCGCTCTCCGGATCGCAGTATGATTCCTTCCTGCAAAAAACCATGGCCATGGAGCAATCAGCGGGCGCCATGAACAGCGCTTTTGAAAAGCAGAACGCGACCCTGGAAGCGCAATATCAGATCCTCAAAAACAAGCTCGACGTCAAGTTGATCGAAACAGGCGAAGCGGTTAAGCCGGTATTGTCCGGCCTGATCGAAGTGGCCACCAAACTTGTTGAAACCGACTGGACGCCGTGGATAGCGGGAGCAACGGCGGCGGCAACGGCAGCCGCTATATTTGCCGGGGTGACCGGCGTGGCCGGAATTATTGCAGGTTTGGGCGGATTGATTCCCGCCCTGGAGCTGGCCGGAGTTGCGATCGGCGTATTCGCGCTGGAAGCGACGGCGGCCATCGCGAGCATTCCGATAGTTGGATGGGTAGCGGCTGGCATTAGCGCGCTTACCGCGCTCGGAACCTATTTGCTGCTCACAGCCAAATCGGAAAAGGAACTGGCTCAGGAGCGGAAGAACACGGCCACCGAGACCATCGCGCTTATCCAAGCCGAGAAGGACCGCGTTGACCAGGCGATTAAGGATAAGACAGCCACGGACGAGATGCGCGCCAGTGTTGATTTGCTGAATAAGGAACTGCTCCTGCAGCAGAAGATTTTAGCGGACGCCAATCTGGATATTTATCGCAATGATCTGCGTGAAGCCGAAGAAGACGTTAAGGATCTCACGCAGGGTTTTATCGATTACTACAGCGCCAAAGGCGATGTTGTCCGCAATCTTCTGGCCAAATACGGCAGTGATTACGCGGCCATGAACACGGACATCTCAGAAAAGCTGGTTGCCGTCAGTAAAAAAATTAATGATAATCGTCTTGGTCTGGCAAAAGTATCCCAGGATGAAGCCGCCCGCCTTGAGGAAGAAAAGGAACGCTATCAGGATATCCTGCAGTATGTTTCAGTCGCGGCCGCCGCGCAGAAAAAATACAATGATGAATTAGCCTACCGCCGAAAACTCGACCAGGGAAAACCGTTCATCGACATGGGTGAAGTGGTCATCACTTCGACTAAGATTACGAATACGACGACCACTAATACGCAGCGGAACGTGGCGCTGGAAAACATTCAGGCTGAGAATGCCCTGGCTGAAATGCGTCAGGTGGAAGACGCCTGGGCGGAACTCAATGAAAAATGGGAAAGCGAAGTCTGGGAACTGCCTTCTCCGATCGACCTGGAAGAATGGGATCGTGACCTGCAGAAACAGCTTGACCTTCTGGACGCCCAGAAAGACGCCAGGCTGGTATCCGAAGAAACCTATATCAATGCAAAAGACGCCCTGCTGGAGCAGGGCTACAACCACGCCGTAAACTGGTGGGGCCTGGAGTCACAGCAAGCCGCAGAGTATCTGTCCGGACGCCTGAAGCTGGAAGAATACGCCGCCCAGCGGTCGATCGATATCGAGCGCAGGCGCGTTCAGGTGATGTCCGGGATTCTCAATAACCTGGCATCGGCCATGGAAGGTTCCACCATCCAGGGCTTTGAAATCGGCAAGGCGGCGGCTTACGCTGCGGCCATCATGAATGCTTATGAGGCAGCCTCGTCGGCTTATGCCCAGGCTATGGAAGCCGTTCCGTATCCTTATAATCTGGTGGCGGCGCCCGCATCGGCTGCTCTTGCCGCGGCCGCGGTTATGGTGCAGGCCTATAAAATTTCCGGAACGCGCCTGGAACGCCGCAAAGAAGGCGGTCCGGTGGATGAATCCGGAAGGGTGATCGATCGCGGGAATTATGGCGATGGTGAAAACCGCGTCGTGATCGTGAATGACAAGGAATATATCATGGCGGCGGAACCGGTGCGCAAGTATGGTCCGGCCATTGACGCCATGAACGCCGGCCGGCCGGTGAGTGAAATTATCACGGCGCTGCAGCTTACGGAAGCGCCGGGCCGCGTATCCCGGAAAACCGAAGACCTGCGCGCCATGCAGCAGGGCGGCATCATTATTGACAATGTATCGGTGACCCGCACCGAAAACCTAACCGGTCCGGGCGGGATCTATCAGCAGCCGGTCATTTCTCCGCAGGTCACGGCCACGCTGGACGGGCAGAGCGTTGAAAAGTTAAGCGAAGCGATCCGTTCCGCTCAGATTATTATACAGGGCATGATGGATGGCCAGACATTTCTGAAAGACAATTTCCCGAAATATGACCGCAATGAAAGGGCATCGAGGCTGGCATGAGGTTTCGGCTGGATATTATCGAGATCCGCGGCGACGGCAATTTTGAGATCGATTGGTCCGAGGTGGAAGAAATTACCGAAGATGTCTTTACAGATTTCTCGATCGATGAAACCCTGGGCGATGACCGCTACGTGAAATACGGCGATCTGCGCCTGTCTTCGCGCGTGGATCTGTTCCGCGATACCCACAGTTCGGACGGCCGCATTGTTTACGCTCTCTACATCGATGATATTCTCTGGAATGTCTATTCCGATATTGTGCTGGAAGAGCACGACCTTAAGCGCGAATTGCTGAAATACCGTTTGCTGCCGTTCCAGGGCGTAGTATACAAGATGATGCAGAATCACATTATCCGCGCTTCCAGCATGTTAAGCGCCTGGGATTCCGCGTTAGATCCGGCGCATCCGTCGCATCCGGGAGGCGTGTACGTGATGCTGGATACACTGTATGTTCAGGACGGCAACGGCGACACCGAAGGCCAGGAAGACGCTTATGTTGTGCTGTTGGGCGGAGTGCTGGATGCTCTGGCCGGGATTGAAGGTTATAATTTTATTACCGGCACGGTGGACCATACCATTCCCGGAGCGGCCACGGACGGCGCGCCCATCTTCTGGCGCGGCATTTCGGGACTGACGGATGATCTGTGTTATTCCGGCACGTTCAATGGCGACTTAACCTGGGCGGATGTGTTCAAGATGGCCATCTACGCGCAGGACGCCATTGTGGGCATCATGCCGCGCATCGAAGACGAAAAGCTGTACATGGACTTTAGCCTGATCCCGAAAACCAACATGGCGGCCGGTACGCCCATCGCCGAAGCCACAATGCAGTGGAAAGAATGCCGGGTAATTCCGGATAAGTACAAGGTGGACATTTTGCGCATCACCGGCAACAATTTTGTCTATGAAAACTATGACGAGATCGGCGAAGACATTCACGACCGCAGCATTGCCGTGTCAGATCCTTACGCCCCGGAAGAAAACTATACGACCGCGCTGTTCTTTGCCGGTGTACAGTATGCCGCTGGCGTGTATGCCGAGGACATTTGTTTTCTGTCTTCCGGATTTATTGACGCTTATTATGACAACCTGACGGCTGGCAACGATGGCTATGAGGGCGAGTTCAAGATCGGCTACGATTCCGGAGCGTCCCTGGTGCGGATCACGGATAAGGTCGAGTTTTCCGGGGTGAACATGCAGCTGATGCGCATCCAGCTGGACAAGTATTCCAACTGCAAATTTGAGGCGATCGAAATACAAAGTTAGGCCAGACACATGCTTTTCACGAATATCGAAATCACTTTTTCTTATGACGCCGGGGCTGAAACGCAGACCCTCACGGCCAGCAAGGTTGAGTTTGGCCTGGAGCTGATCGGGCAGATCGACGAGAACTTTGACTATACGCTGAGCGAGGCCTATGAAGACGCTCGCCAAACCATCGAAGTATCGCTTTTGCTGGACCAGGCTCAGAGCATCTGGATGAAAAACTTTCTGATCGCTGCAGACAAGGTGATCACCATGGACGATGTGGAATATGAAGTGGCCAACGCGGATCTGAATATTTCCTTTCCGTTGTATAAGGGCACCAAACTGGGAACATTCCCGAAACTGAAATTCAGACGCAAGGAGCTGGGCGTTCTCGATCCGAGCGTGTATATAGGAGAAGTATAATGCGGGCAGTAATTACATTGAAGGATAGCGCGGGAAATGTGCAAACCCTGCGCACAGTTTTAGTCTATGCCTACGATGCGGGCGCAAGTGATTACTGCGGGACGCTGATCGGTCAGGCTACGGAAATTACGGGTGACGGCCAATACTATATTAATATGGCCGAGCGTCAGCTGGTTACCGTGAAGGTCAATGGCGTGCGACGCGAAGGATTGACCGGCGTGGAGCTCCCCGGAGATTATATGGATGCCGCAAAATTGAAGGACGGCACGATTACCCAGGCGAAATGCAGCACATCGCTTTTGGACCTGATCGGATCGGGCGGCAGTATTACCAATAATCCGGACGGCGTATATCTGGACGCGGACGGCGATGTAATTACTTTGCATGAAGATTATCAGCATATTCTGGATGGCAACGCGGCGGCCAGCAATGGGATTGATATCGCGGGCATCTATGACCACGTGAAGCACAATGCGATCGTGAATGTCCGGGATTTCGGGGCCCTGGGCGATGGTGCCAACGACGATTCCGCCGAAATTCAGGATGCCATTGACGCCATCAGTTTGAATAATTCCATTTTATATTTTCCGACTGGTACCTATATTATCACCAGCAAGCTGGAATTTGACACTCTGTCTAATTTTACCATCGAAGGCAATAACAGCACTATCAAGGTCGCCAATAGCACCAGTAACGTAGATATGGATATTCTGACCTTCTTTGATTGTGATAATTTTGAAGTCCGAAATCTTGTGTTGGATGGAAACCGCGCAAACAGAACCCCGGCAGAAGGGAGGGGTCGTTTCAACTGTAGCTTATATCATTGCACCAACTTTAGACTGAAAAATATCTACAGCAAAAACGCTTTATGCGATGGATTTATCATCGGAGCTTATGATGCCGGAGATGCAGACCCCTACGTGCCTCACGATACGGGCGATATTTCCATGGGCGGATTGATGGAAAACTGCCGCACATATTATTGCTATCGTAACGGCTTAAGCATTATTCACTGTCATAATCTGATGGTGAGAAAGTGTCGGTTCGAGTATTCAACCGGAACCGCTCCGGAAGCCGGGCTTGATATCGAAAGCGATGACAGTTCACTTTCGCCGGGCATAAAAAACATTAATATCGAAGATTGCGAATTTATAACAAATGACGGTTATGGCGTAGACGGAGCGATGAATGATAATCCGGAAGTCGTGATCATTAAGCATTGTCTTTTCGAGGACAATGACGCTGGGGCCATTCAGATGGCTGCCCGCGACATGGTGATTGACGGAAATACTTTTCAGGATCATGCGGCGGCCACATATGCGATCATTTATGTAAATGGCGATGTGACCAACGCCAAAAATATCAAAATCATTAATAATACCTTTAAGGATATAACCGCCAGCGGAAAGCCCTGCATCCAGCTTACCAATCCTTCCGATTCCAGCGTGCGAATGGTAATCGTTGAAAAAAATTATTTTGAAACAATTACGCATCGCGGTATTGAAAACTATTGTTCGCATGTGCAGATCCGTGGAAACATTTTTAAGGATGTGACGGATAATCCCATCTACCAGGTTGCTGATTACTGTATTATCGATGAAAATGTGGTGCATTCTTGTGATCGCGGCATAAAAATCCGCGGTGCAAACAATATGATCCGAGGGAACAAGCTGATTGATACCCTGTATAGCAGCGATAAAACCGAGGGTGTTATTGCCACGGATACCGGCTCTAATGAGATAATTGATAATACAATTAAGCTTATTACACCGGACACGAACGTTTACGGTATTGAGATAGTTAATGATTATAAGACATTACGTGGAAATGTGGTTGAGGGATGCAGCACAACAAATCATATCCATATAAGCGGCAGTGAGACGGGTATTCGCCGGGATAATTATGTCAGTTCAAGCCAGTTTGACACAAAATATCGAATGGCCGCAGGAGACCCTACTGGTTCAGTCACCCCAAAATATATTGGAGAGGAATATCTGGATACAAATACAAGTAAGTGGTATAAGAGTTATGGAACCGGTTCCGGACATTGGGTCGCGCTGAATTAGTTTTTATTGATTCGAGTGTTTAAATTAAGCCCGCCTTTTTGAAAAAAAGGGCGGGTTTTTTTGTCAAGTAAGCAATGTGACTGAGGGGTCATTTGTTGCAGTTTTGGGGTTCATTTGTTGCGGGTTGATTGTTCGTTCATAAATCAGGCTTTAA